GTTGCAGCCAACTCCTCACCGATCTACAGGACAACGGCTTACACCTGCACAAGTTGCGAAGGGCAGGGTAAGGTATTCAGAACTAAGAAAGATGGAACAAAGTTTGCAAGAGCTAATAGATGCAAGGATTGTGATGCACAAGGGTACAAACTAAAGAACAGAGAACAAGTAGCAGGGCTACGCTTTACTGCACCAAGCAAGAAGTGGGTCAGTGCCAATGGATTTAACACAGGGAAGGATGAGTTAGATGTACTATCTTCAACTGCTAAACAAAATAGAATGGACGAAGCTATTAGTTTCCTTTCTGATCTTAAACGTCACAATGCTATCTCTTCTTATCTATCTGCTTTTGTCAACGGAATACGAACATACACAAAACAAAATGGATTCCTGCACGTTGGACTCACCCAACACATCACAGCTACAGGACGGTTCAGTGGTAGAAATCCCAACATGCAGAACATGCCAAGAGGAGGTACATTCCCAGTAAAGAAAGTATTTGTATCAAGATTTGACAACGGATTAATTATGGAGGCAGACTTTGCACAACTCGAATTTAGGACAGCAGCGTTCTTGGCACAGGATGAAACAGCGATGCAAGAAATTTCAACTGGCTTCGATGTACATGCTTACACAGCAAAAGTTATTACTGATGCAGGGCAACCAACAACACGTCAAGCAGCTAAAGAACACACGTTCGCACCACTCTTTGGAGCAAGCGGTTACGGACGTACAAAAGCAGAGGCTACGTACTACAAGCACTTCAATGATAAGTACAAAGGGATAGCCAACTGGCACAGTAACCTAGCTGATGAGGCACTACGCTTCCTCAAGATAACAAACATATCAGGTAGACAATACGCTTTCCCTGATGTGACAAGACGTCACAGTGGTATACCAACTCACTTCACTATGATAAAGAACTACCCAGTGCAAGGCTTTGCTACAGGTGACGTAGTACCAGTGGTGTTGAATGAGATGCATGAACGTTTGCGACATATGAAGTCGTGTTTAGTCAATACTGTACACGATTCTATGGTGGTTGACGTACACCCTGACGAGAAAGACTTAGTATTGTCAATGGTGTGGACTATGAACCAGGATTTAAACAAAATAATAGAGGAGACATATGGAATAGATATGAATGTACCTATGCTTTTAGAAGCAAAGATAGGTAAAAATTGGCTTGACACAGTTGATGTATAGTGTATAACTAAGATCTCTTTGACTCTATAAAAAAAGGATATAGAATGAGTAATGAACTAGAAGTAATAAATGATAGTGGTAAGTCTATGACAGAGCTTATGGGATTTTCTCCTGCTAAGACAAGTAATGCTGACTTGTTACCATCAATATCAAGACTAGGTATGATACACCAACCCATCATGGGTGAGGTAGATCTTAATGGTAAGATGATAAAGACAGAGGTAGTACCTGTAGGTGCATTCACCCTCAAGACTGGTGATAACATTGTCTATAGCACAGGTGTAACCATTCGTGTGTTCGTTCAGCGTAGCCAATGGCAACGTTGGAATAGTGAAACAGAAGAGATGGAAAAGTCTGTTATGTCTGAATCATTAAACGGAGACTTGAAGGATAGCATTGGTGGTTTTAATTTAGGAAGACCATCAGGTTACATCGAAAACTTTAATGCTTTGGATGATGCTGTTAAGCAGGTTATTCGTTCAGTCAAGCGTGTCGTGATATTCTATGGTACAGTCACACTTGATAACCCTACGAATAATAAAGGTGAACCAGTTACATCAACTGAAGACATACCGTTTGTTATGGATGTTAAAAATCGTGATAGCTTGAAGAGTATCAATGGTGTTATTGCTGCAGTAAAGAAGGAATACAAGTCACCTCCTGTTGTGGAGAAAATTAAATTAGAAGGGATTGAAGATAGTATACCTACTGGTGCAAAGTTTGGTAAGATTGTAGCATCTAGGGGTGAACATGTTGACTTTGTAAGTGAAGAGCATTCTATAGTAAAAGACTTTGTAGAACTTATCTCTTACAGCAACGGTAAGATACTAGACCTACACCATGATCGTGTCAAAGGTAATGATGCTGAAGATGCAAAACTTGTTGATGCAATAATTGACAATGACTTTGTGGAGGTGGCTGACTAATGAACCACCCTGCTGAACTACAAGTCTTTAGCTATCTGCAAAAGGCCATGAAGGGTGAAGCTACAATGACAGAGGAGGTAGCCGCACAGGTTGCCTCCGATGTTAAGGCTGCTATGAACAAGCAGTTTAATTCACCGCCACGCGATGCGTTCAGACTACGTATGTCTAACATAGGTAAACCTAAGTGTCAGTTGTGGTTTGAGAAGAACGACCCTGAAGATAAGCTACCTTTACCTCCACACTTCCTGATGAACATGATACTAGGTGATCTAGTTGAAGCTGTGTTCAAAGGGTTACTACGTGCAGCAGGTGCTGAGTTTAAAGACAATGATGCTGTCACACTCAAGCTACCTGATGGACAGGAGATCAAGGGTGAGTACGACATGGAAATGGATGGCAAGATAGATGATGTTAAGTCTGCATCACCTTGGTCATACACAAATAAGTTCGAATCATTTGAAGCATTACAGAAGGGTGATGGCTTCGGATACATACCACAATTAGTAGGTTACTCAAAGGCTGCAGGAAAGGAAGTAGGCGGTTGGTGGGTGGTCAACAAAGGCAACGGTGAGTTTAAGTATGTCAGTGCTTCGGAGGTTGACTCTGATAAGGTTATAGAAGATATCCAGGAAACGGTAAATTATATAGAGAAAGATGAACCGTTTGAAAGATGCTTTAAGCCTGTGCCTGAGACATTCTATAAGAAGCTAACAGGTAACACTGTACTCAGTAGTTCCTGTAGATTTTGTAGCTTCAAGCATAAGTGTTGGGATACTTTAAAGACAATACCATCAAGGGTATCTAAAGCTAAGAACCCACCGCAAGTTGACTACGTTTCAATAGGTGATGGCCTTGCCACGTAGACATAACAAAATGTTATATCGTAGCGGTCTTGAACAAGAGGCTGCTACGTTTCTAAAGACTAGACAGAAGTCAGTAGAGTATGAGAAGATAAAAATAGAGTGGGAAGACTTACGCTATCGCACATACACACCTGACTTTGAATTAGACAATGGTATTATAATAGAAACAAAAGGATTATTTAGTTCTGCAGATAGACGCAAACACGTAGAGATACAGAGACAGCATCCAAAGCTAGACATCAGGTTTGTATTCAGCAACGCTAAACAAAGATTATATAAAGGGGCTAAGTCTAGGTATTGTGACTGGTGTGAACAAAAGAACTTCAAGTGGGCGCATCGTGTTATACCTGAAGGGTGGCTACTAGAAAAAGGCAAGCGCATGAAAGAGCAGCGTGTCATAGTTAAAAGGAGAACCTAATGGGTTACGAACTAAAGGACGGTGACGTTGCTATAATCATCAGCCCTGAAACAGAAGAAGATGGATCATGGACAGGTATACTAAAGACAGGTTTAATCTTTGGTGATGAGCAGCATCCTATAGCTATGAGAGCAGCTATGGATTATGCACTGACTATGGCAGCAGCATCTGAGGTACTGGAAGAGTACCCTGAACTAATAGAATACTTTGATGATGCAAGGCATGAACTATTAAAAGAAATGTTTCCTAAACAATATGCTGAAACACAGGTTGAACTTTCTGAAGAAATGGATTATGAAACAGAAGGTAACGTAATCAAGTTAACCAAGTGGACAAAAACTTTAGGTGAAGCATGACAGAAGAAGAGTTTGAAATAGACTTTGATGTAGAAGATATGTTTAAGGACTTTGATGAAATGGAAAAAGATTTAGTAAACAACCCACCACATTATAACCAAGCAGGTATAGAATGCATTGATGCTATCATGGCTGCAACTAACCACAACAAAGAAGGATACCTACAAGGTAACATACTGAAGTACGTATGGAGGTATGAATACAAGGGTGGCCTAGAGGATTTACAGAAAGCACAATGGTATCTAAACAAACTCATAGAGGTATACAAAGAGAAGCACAAATGAAACGTAAGTTTAGTGTTACATATATGATGGAGGTGGATGAAGAGAATAACTTCTTATCCTCCCACCAAGAAGGTCATAAGGAAGACGTGTATGATTTAGTAAGTAATGTCATGCATGATGTAGATGATATAAAGATACAGAATCTAGTAGTGAAGGAGAGACAATGATAACACAGGAAGACATAGACCATTTCGCAGACATGCAGTCACCCATCATGGACATGGGCTACTACCAAAAGGAAGCAGTGAAGACTGCTATCTATACTGACCCTATCATCTACCCTGCGTTGGGCTTGGGTAATGAAGCAGGTGAGGTACAAGGTAAGATCAAGAAGATGTTGCGTGATGGTACGTTCAACAAAGATGCTATAGCTGCAGAGATTGGTGATGTTTTGTGGTATATTGCTGCACTGTGTCGTGACCTAGAGATAGACATGGCAGAGGTAGCGTTAAAGAACCTAGCCAAGTTAAAGAGTAGACAAGAACGAGGAACAATAAAGGGAAGTGGAGACAACAGGTGACTGATATGACAGACATTTATATGGGAGCAACCATATTGTTCTGGTTAATTGTAATGATTGTATATGTGGTGTGGTATAGAAAATGAATTATTGTGATATGAAAGGCTTGATATGGCCTGTATTATTTTGTGTATTCGTAATAATAGTATTGCCAGTGTTACTGGTAGATAATAAAAAATATTGTAAACAAAGTATCGTTCCTTGCTACCCTTGGAACAATGGAGGATTAAATGAGTAACTTACTACCAACAGACTATCAAAGTTTTATACACCAGTCACGCTACGCTAAGTATGTAGATGGCAAAGGCCGTGAGTCATGGGCTGAGACAGTAGGACGCTACATGGATAATGTAGTACGCCCAAAGCTAGGCAATGATTCGTGGAGCAATGAGATAGAGCAAGCTATACTTAGCTTAGATGTAATGCCAAGCATGAGAGCCATGATGACTAGTGGCCCTGCGTTGGACAGAGATAACACAGCAGGATACAACTGCTCATACCTACCTGTCGATGACCCTAAGTCTTTCGATGAGGCTATGTTCATACTGTTGTGTGGTACTGGTGTAGGCTTCAGTGTCGAGCGTCAGTTTGTGCAGCAGCTACCTGAAGTACCTGAGTTGTTTGACAGTGAGACTACCATCGTAGTCAAGGACAGCAAAGAAGGTTGGGCTAAGTCGTTCAGACAACTACTAGCGTTACTATGGGCAGGTGAGATACCACAGTGGGATGTGTCACGTGTACGTCCTGCAGGTGCTAGGCTCAAGACGTTTGGTGGTAGAGCCAGTGGCCCTGCTCCTCTTGTCGAGTTGTTTAACTTCTCAGTCAACACATTCAAACATGCACAAGGACGTAAGCTTACCTCTATGGAATGCCATGACTTGATGTGCTTCATTGGACAGATAGTTGTAGTGGGTGGTGTACGTAGGTCAGCTATGATCTCCCTGTCGAACCTTAGTGATGATCGTATGCGTCACGCTAAGTCAGGACAATGGTGGGAGACAGCACCGCACAGAGCATTGGCTAACAACTCTGTATCATACACAGAGAAGCCAGACATAGAAACATTCATGCGTGAGTGGACAGCATTAGTAGAAAGTAAATCAGGAGAGAGGGGAATATTTAATCGTGAAGCATCTAAAGCACAGGCTGCTAAGTATGGTAGGCGTGATCCTGACTGGCAGTTTGGAACTAATCCGTGCAGTGAAATCATACTTAGACCCTACCAATTCTGCAACCTTACGGAAGTTGTTGTTCGTGCCACTGATACGGTTAAAGACTTGGAGCGTAAAGTCAAACTCGCCACAATACTTGGCACAATCCAAAGCTCGTACACAAAGTTTCCTTACTTGCGTAAAGTGTGGCAACGTAATACAGAAGAAGAGAGATTGCTTGGTGTGTCGCTAACAGGTATCATGGACAACCCATTGATGACCTCAGTCAACGCTAACTTGGAGAAACTATTAAATGACTTACGAATTGTCGCTGTGGGGATTAACGATGAATACGCTTCTCTGCTTGATATACCTCAGTCTGCTGCTATTACCTGCGTCAAACCTTCGGGTACTGTCTCGCAGTTGGTGGACAGTGCCAGTGGTATACATGCTCGTCACTCTCCATATTACATTCGTACTGTACGAGGTGATAATAAAGATCCCCTTACACAGTTTATGATTGACAATGGTGTACCTAATGAGCCATGTGTGTTTAAGAGCGACAGTACAACTGTGTTTAGCTTTCCTGTAAAAGCACC